ATTCTTATCTGGTCTGGTGGTATTCTTACGCTTGCCTACATCAAACTACCTCCTGCTCTTGGTATTCCCGAGCAGAAACTTGATCCAACTTTCATTGCATCCGTCTTTACTGGTGTTTTAGCTACCTTCGGTGTTCAGACTGCTAAGAAGTCTGGTGATGGAACAATGAAGATGGGTGCTGCTGGTGGTGGCGTGTCTAAAGCAGATCTAGAGAAACTGATTGCTGCTGCAGCACAGACAGCACCTGCTCAGACTATTCGTATTGAACAAGCACCAATTCAAATTGCCACTGTCGCTCCAAAGAACGAAGGTGAACCACCTGTAATGCCTACTACCAATATTCCAAAGGCTTGACACGTCTAAATAACCCTGATATTATGGGTGACTCACCTTGTTGAGACCACAAATTATGTAATGTAATTTGATTTTGTGCCGTGTGGGGAGTTCAATTCCCGTGACGGATGTCGAGTTCAATTAACTTAATGTTTAAAAAAATCTTGCCACTTGCGTTGGCAACTATTGCTCCCGCTGCTTGTGCTTATCCAAGCATCAGCGAGATCAAAAACCCACCCAATGTTGACGTAACAGTCAACACTGAGAAGGCAGTGCCAATTGAAGTGGTAAAGAAGGAATGGAAGTGTCCCTCCTGCAATAAGAATGAGCAATATGTTCTTCAAAAATTGCAAGAGAAAACTAAAATTTCTGATCGAAATGCCCTTGCTACTATCATGGGCAATATCAAATCGGAAAGTAATTTCATCCCTAATATCTGTGAGGGAGGTGCTAGAGTTCCTTACAATCGTTGCTATAGCGGTGGTTACGGACTCATTCAGTGGACCTCTACGAACCGTTATCTGGGATTAGGTAGGTTCTGTAAGAAGTATGGTTGCGATCCTTCCTCTCTTGAAGGTCAGACAGCATACATGATTAACGAACATACCTTCCAGAAGTATCTTCCCGAATTTGAGGGCAATGGTCAAACTGTCCACCAATATATGGTCGGTGCCTATTATTGGTTAGGATGGGGAATCAAAGGATACCGTGAGCATTATGCTTACCAATACACTAAAAAACTAATCTGGTCATGATTCAATTCATCAAAAACCTCAAAGACTTTACAAGAGAAATTTTTATCCCCAAATCCGAATTTGTGGATAATGTTGTCTGTGATATTGATGAGGAGGTAGTCGATTGCGAACAACTAAAAGACCCTGAACCTCCTTATCTTGGTGTACCTGCTCCAGCATATCTTTCGTTTGATCCTTGGTTCGGTGAACCAGTGATTAGTCAAAGGGGTTTAGATGTTATTGAAAAAGAACACCAGCAAGCAGTGATTGATCAGCAACTTGTTGATGAATCTCCAGTCAAGGAGTCTGCTGACATCCATCAAAAACTTTATGAGATGGCAACTCAAAATTGGACTACTGTGGCAGAGACCCTAGGCGGTTCTGAAAACTTCCAAGAAAATTCATCTGGAATTGATGGATGGCACTCTGGAACTGGTTACAATCAATTTCGTGCAGCATAACTATGTCAAAAATTCCTTCAGAAGCACTCAATGATTGGGGTCACAATGACCTTGATGGATTTGCAAATTACATTGGAACTCCTATACAGCACATCAAAAAGATAGTACAAAAGAACCAAAAAGTGATTGATGATGCAAAAACGGAAGTTGACACCACAGAACAATCTTGATATAATAGTCTCATGAGCAGGGGGGCAAAAAACCCACCACTCATCTTGGTTCAGTAGCTCAGTTGGATAGAGCAACTGCCTTCTAAGCAGTCGGTCGCTGGTTCGAGTCCAGCCTGAATCGCCTCGCCACTATAGCTCAGCTGGATAGAGCAACGGTTTTGTAAACCGTAGGTCGTCGGTTCAAGTCCGACTTGTGGCTCTAGAGGGTAATCCTCTGTTATATCCTTGAGGTATATTACGATTACTCCATCAACATCTGGTAGTCTATTGGTAAGGACGGGTGGACAACACACATGGAAACTAGGTTCGATTCCTAGACAGATGACATTGCCGTGGTTCAGATATTATGATAGAATCCAGTGGGGCGTCTATCAAACCAATCTGATTTAGTCTCACAATCACACGGCACACGGGGAATTAGCTCAGTTGGTAGAGCGCCTGCTTTGCAAGCAGGATGTCAGCGGTTCGAGTCCGCTATTCTCCATTTTATGCTATAATACGGATCTAAATACCTAAAAACCACGATGGCGGGTCAACAAGGTTTTCTCTACGAAGGTAGGATCCACAATAAGTTGAAAGCGAAGAACCTTGTTCCTAGAGGTTTTACTCCTGCAGGTTCAGATCCGAATGCACCCGATGCGATGTTTATTCGTAACGGGGTAAATCATAAACTTGAAGTCAAACTTGATTTAAAGGCAGACTATGGTCAAGGAACTTTAGAATATAGTAATGGTATTTGGAGATTGGGTGGTTCAGAAACTCCTGCTGCTGAAGAATTGAGAGGTTTAATGAGAGCGGTTGGTATTGAATATTTTGCCAATAGTCAGTGGGGACCAAAGGGAGCACCATTTAAGGGTAATGTTGATACTGCAAATTTTACTCAAGAGATGGTAACTTCTGATTACCAAAAATTTAAAGACGGATTTCTTACAATTCCATCCTCTGCTCTTCATAGTTACTATGCTGCAAAGGGAACTTATTATATTCAGATTGGTGACTATGGAATGTATTATATGGCAGCAAATCCCGCTCGTCTTCCAGTCCCGCAATTTAATCCTGGTCTGAGAATTCGTATTCGTATAAAAAGAGGTGGTAGTTTTCCAATCAATAACTATCGTTTTACTACTGCACTTCAGGTAACTACAAGACCAGGAAGATCACCATATAATATCGATAAAGACGTAGATTTCTTAGAGACATGAATTCATATATTCAGGAACTAATAAAAGATTACAAAGGAACAAACTACGAACAGTTTGCAAGATATATCTACACGTCTTTTCAAAGAGAAATTGATAATAGCAAAGGAAAGGACAAGGATAAATATATAAAAGTACGCAATGAACTTTTAAAGTATATCGTTGCAAATAGAAGAAACGTAACTTTTGAACTTCGCAGAAACAAATATCAATGAAAAGTTTTTTCCAATTCTTAAATGAGTCTGCTGCACAGCAGGCAGCACGCCTTGGTCTCAAGGGCGATGGTCATGGTGGATGGTATAAAGGTGACGAGTTTGTTGCAAAGACTGAAAAAGGTCGTCTGAAGTTTTATAATAAGCGTCAGCAGGTTGGTAAGGGTGACCCAGACCAAACTGAACTGGAAAAAAATATTTCAGATCCAAACTTTAACGACCCTGCACTTCAACAGCAGCAACCAGCACCTGAAGAAGTGCCTGCTCCAACATCTGATGATTTAAGAGCGCAAGCAGATCAGATGGATGCTGAGGCAGCAGAAATGCAAGCACAGCAGGAAGCAGAAAGACAAGCAGCAGTAATGTCTAAAGTTCAAAGTCCAGATCTTGCTGCTGGTCCTCCACCAGTTCCCAAAACCAAAGGAACTCTTACGATTGCATTTGGTAGATTTAATCCTCCACACGCAGGGCATCTTCAATTAATGGATACTGCTGCATCTTCTGCCGAACAAGAAGAAAGTGATTATCTCATTATTCCTTCTCGCTCAAATGATCCAAAGAAAAATCCACTGGATCCTGATACAAAAGTTTCTATGATGAGGCAGTTGTTCCCTCAACACGCCGCTAGAATTCAAAATGATCAAAATACAAGAACTATTTTTGACGTTTTAAAGAAGGCGCATAATGATGGTTATGCTAATGTAAGAATTGTTGGTGGAGCGGATAGGGTAAATGAATTTACAAAGTTGGCAAATAATTATAATGGAAGTCTTTACCAATTTGATAACGTTGAGGTTATCTCTTCTGGTGATAGAGATCCTGATTCTGAGGGGGTTGAAGGTCTCTCAGCATCAAGAATGAGACTTGCCGTTGCTGAGAATGATTTCAAAACTTATTATGACCATCTTCATAAAGATGAACCAATGCTTGACCCAGAAACTGGGGAACCAATGATGCAAGTCGATCCAGAGACAGGTGAATTCTTGACTGACCCTGAAACTGGTGAGATGATTCCAGCAATGCAGAGAGTTCCATTGGTCAGTAGAAGTATTGCAAAGCAAATGTTTGCTGATACTAAAGCATCGATGGGTATCAATGAGGAGTGGGGTATTTGGGAAATGGCTCCCAAGTTTGATTATCAAACTCTTCGTGAAAATTACGTTAGTGAGACCATCTTCAAAATTGGTCAGTTAGTAGAAAATCTCAATACTGGTCTTGTTGGTCGCATCATTCGTCGTGGTGCAAATCATTTGATTTGTGTTACAGAAGATAAGATTATGTTTAAGTCCTGGATTAAGGATGTAAATGAAGCGGTTGTAAATGGAACCACTAGATCTGGTGTTCCTGCAAAGCAACGCCTTGTTGGAACAGATGCTCATAGGGAGTATGTTCAAACAATGGTTCCTGGATTTATGAGCGGATTACAATTCATAAATAAATATAAGATAAGAAAATAGTATTCTAGAATTCTTCCGATGACTAAAAAGATATTTGAGGAACTCCCTGCGAGAAAGCACTCTCCTGCTAAAGCAGCACCTGCTGCTGAAATGCGTGGCGAAAAGAAGGACGGTGCAGAAGGCGAAGGTTCTGAAAAGAGAATCCGCCAAGCAGTCTATGATATTCGTTATCGTGCAAGAAGAGAAGGTATTGATTTGAGAGCAGCATTTGCACAGTATATGCAGAATAGTAATTTGAGTGCTCCCGAACAAGCAGCAGTTAGAGCAAAACTGTTTGGCAAAGATGGTGGTGGGGATAAGAAAGAATCATATGATGCTACTATGACTGATGGTGCAACTGATGCTGTTGCTACCGCACTCTATAAAGTCTTTGTTGAAAAGAATACTCAGCAAGAAGCAACATATGAAGATGAACTGTTTGAAGAAGCAGAGAGAAAGTATAAAGTAAGAGTTCTTGATCCCAAGAGTGATAGATCTTATGTTAGATATGCAACTCGTCAGAAAATCACTGAACTGAGAGCAAAAGGTCTCAAAGTTGAAATGACTGAGCATGGCGATCCTTATGAAGGTAAAAAGAAAAAGGAAGTTCCTAACAAAGGTGGTCTTGACAAACCAGTACATCCATCCAAGAGAGATGGTGATGTAAACGACGATGGTAAGAAGGATAAAACCGATTCTTACATCTATAATCGCCGTGATGCAATCAATGCTGCGATTGCTAAAAAGAAAGGAATGAGAGAAGAGTTCCTTGTTGATGGAACTACTTCAACTGAAGGACAGAACAAAGGCAAAATTACTGGAACTAACGTAGATAACTCTGCACTTATTAAAGTAAATCCAGAATCTGAAGTAGATGCTGGTGGAATGAAAGCACGTAGAGGAATCTATGCTCACACTGAAGTTGAAGGTGAACTAATTGCTGAGAAGGCAGTTAGCAAGTCTCAACAGAAGTTTATGGCAATGGTTTGCCAGGTGAAGAAGGGTAAAATGAATGCTCCTTCTCCAGAAGTTGCGAAGGCAGCAAAGGAGATGAGTGAGAAAGATGCTTGCGACTATGCAGAAACCAAGCACGAAGGTCTTCCTGAGAAGAAAGAAGTGAAGGAAGAAATGGGTACTTGCCCTAAGTGTGGTAAGTGTCCTTGTGAATGTGATGACAAGGATAACAGAGCAGCAAGAACTTATAGAGAACTCCTCAAGAATAAGTTAAGAGCAATGGGTATGAAGAACCCAATTATGCTTGGTGCTCCCGATGATGAGGAAAAAATTATGAAGATTATGACTTCTTCATCTGCTAAGATGACTACCGAAAGCAGCTGCGGTAGTTCACACACAAAGAAGAAAAAGAAGAAAAAGGGATACTAATCCGCTATATATTGATAGACCATTTGGTATAAAACAAAATGTTAGGATTCCTTCTTCCTCTCGCGTCGAAGATTATTACGGACGCTGTCGCTAAGATTCCCGAAAATGAGGAACTTGGTGAAAAGTTAATCGACATCTGTCTGGTCATTCTTGGCAAAGCAGTTAAACTGACCAAGACTGATATGGACGACAAGCTTCTGGAAACAGTTGCTGCTGCTATCAAAGCACGCGAAGAGTGATTCTTCGCTTTTTATAAATATCTTTATACAAGAATCTTATACGGGTAAGGAAACATGGCACCTCTTTGGGGATCTGGAGACACAGCAGCGGACGAACCAAAATTCACTTCTCAGCTTGAGAATATGGATACCTCTAACCGCACTGTTTATGGTGTGGACGAGACTGAAGTTGGTAACGCTGCCAGCACCCAGTATGCTGTTTCACACGGTGGTTGGGTTGGTATCGTTACATATTCTGATATGCACGGAAATCTCCGCGTTAAGTCTGAGACTCTAGTAGCAATTGGAATTACTGGACTTGACCAGGCTAACGACGATACAATCTTCACTCCATGATGACTGTTTGATATATGAGATTTGACGAATTGAATGAGGGTAATTATCTACTCTTTGCTATAAAATTCTATAATAACCCACAAGCAGTCACAAGAGATGATTTTGAGACAGACTTAAAAAGGATTCGTTATATAAAGCGTTTGCTAAAAAGATATAAAAATACGGGTGAGTTAAAAATTCATCTGATATTAAATCATCTTATTATCTTGTTTAATGTTTTTGATGATGCTGCTGTTCCACTTCTTTTCTATAACTTAGAGGAGGAACTTTGGCCATCTATAAAGAGTTTCCTTACCTTTTTAAACAGAATTCCTGAGTATCCAAAAACAGATATCTCAGGAATTCCTTTAGATGATGAATGTTTAAGGCAATTACAAGAAGTCTAATGGACATCGACAGAATTATTGATATTGTTAGAACTCTCAAAGAGGAGGGTGGTCCTACTATGTCTATGGCGCATGGGCAGATTGCTGGCTCTGTTGAGGCAGGAGATGATCCTCCTGTAAGGAAGAAGAAGAAATATATTTACGCTGGAAAGGGTTCACGTAAGCAGTGGATGGCATAAATGTTCAACCAAGGTTCAAAGGTAGCGGTTCTTGAATCTAAACTTGATATGTATGAAGACCTGTCACGCGAAATGCTGGCAAAGTTGGAGTCCGCTGTAGAAAAGATATCTGAAGGTAACAATCGTATTGCTCAGATTCTCACAAAGCACGATGAGAGAATAGAGCAAAGTATGAAGACCGATACACTCATTATCAAAATGATTGATGAGTTAAAAGCAGAAAGTGAAAAGGACCATAAAGTCATTCACGATAGAATTGATAGATTGCAGGTAGAGATAAAAGCATTCTCAAAGTTTCGTTGGCAAGTTGGTGGAGTGCTAGTAGTGGCAGCACTTCTGATTGGTGCAGGTAGTAGATTGGCACCTTTCTTCTTGACTTCTCAGGCAGCACCTACTACAATAGAAAGGACAAAGTAGCGCCC